GTGCGCAGCCAATTACGTCTTTTTCATCTTCATCCACTGAGGCACTTGTTGCCTCAAATGTGTATGAGGATGTTGTGCGTACTGCGCTCTGTGCTAGTCGCTGGCGGTTTGCAACTAACCAAGCGGTTCTTAATGCTTTAACGGCTGCGCCTACTGGACGATTTGATACTGCACATCAACTGCCTAGTGACTTATTGATGCTGCATGCTGTGACGGTCAACGATCTTAATCTTGAATACAATGTGTATGGGGATAAGATTTATTCTAACGCCACAGTCAATGAGGTTGTGGTCGCTGATTATACATATCGCGCTGGTGAGCAGGACTTCCCCAGCTACTTTACATTAGCGGTTGAGTACGCTCTTGCGGCAGCGTTTGCGCTAGCTATTGCAAGAGATGAGCAGCTTGCAACTATGTTTGAAAAGAAAGCTGCACAGTTAATGCAGCAAGCCAAAACATTAGACAGCCAGCAGCAAACAACACGCAAACTTGTTACATCGAGGTTCATTGCTGAAAGGCGAAGTTAATGGCGAGAATACGCGTACCGCTAAATAACTTTTCTTTTGGTGAAGTTAGTCCGTCACTGAGATCAAGGACAGATAGTCCTGTCTATGTTGCGGCTGCGGAATCTGTGAAGAACTTTTTTATTCGTGCCGAAGGCGGGGTTATTAATCGCCCCGGCACCAAGCGGATCTATGAGTTTAATCACACATATGATTCTTCACTGCCTCAACAGATACGTCTTGAGCCGTTTGTTTTTTCTGATGATGAGAAGTATATCATTGCATTCTCAGATACTCGCATCGACATCTTTCGGATCGATCTCGCAGGAGCCGTGTCCTTTGTTCAAACCCTCACTGTTGATGTCAATGGTGATCCTGTTCCTGTTACTAACGCTAACCTAAACGAGATCACCTATACACAAAAAGGTGACTTTATGTTTATTGCTCACCGCACGTTTCTGTGCCGTGAGTTGGTGCGTACTGGCTTGACCAGCTTTGAGATGCGTCTGTTTGAGTTTGACGAATCTATTGATAGCAACAAAAAGTATCAGCCTTATTATAATTTCCAAGGTGCAGGCACAACCATAGCTGCCAGTGCATCTAGTGGAACCGTTACGCTTACTTGTTCACAGAATTATTTTGATGCAGCACATGCTGGAACAAGGTTGCTGATTGGCGAGACTGAAGCAATTATCAGTGCTTACATTTCTGCTACTCAAGTAACAGCCGTTCTTCAAGGCACGCTTAAAACGCAGCTAGATATTGATGCGTTAAAAACGAAAAAAGATTCTGACAAGATAGAAGTAACGCATGTGCTGCATGGTCTGGCTAACGGTGCGGCTGTTGTTATTGCCGAAGCTGGTGGCCTTGGCGGTATTGGTGCCAGTGATATTAACGGCAGCAGAACCATCAGCCGTATCATTGATGCTAATAAGTACGAAATAACAGCGGGTGCCTCTGCAACGTCCGAGGCTGACGGTGGAGGCTCTCCAACGATTGAAAGCTCCTCCCCTACTACTGAGTGGTACGAACAGTCCTACAGCAGCTACAGAGGCTTCCCACAGGCTATTACATTCCATGAGGATAGGTTGTGGTTTGGTGGTACGCCAAGTCAGCCTGATGGATTATGGGGATCAAAGACTGGTCACTATTACAACTTTGACATTGGCAAAGCTGAAGATGATGACGCTATTGATATCGATGCAAGCGTTGGTGTTACTAACCAGATACGTCATCTTGTGTCTAACCGTGACTTGCAAGTGTTTGCATCTCAGTCAGAGTTCTATGTGCCTGCTTTCCAAGACGCTCCTGTTACGCCATCAAAAGCAAAAGTATCTTTGCAGACACCAGTTGGGTCTGGATATGTAAGGCCGCAATCTCTTGATGGTGCAACTTTGTTTGTGCAGGCAACAGGCACAGCCGTTAGAGAATATATCTTCTCTGATGCTGAGGCTGCTTACACATCTACAATGGTGTCTCTACTGTCTAGCCACCTTGTTAGCAATCCTGTGCAAATGACTACTCTGAAAGGTTCGCTTGCGAGGCCGGGAGCGTATGGTTTGTTTATCATGGATAATGGTGAGTTAGCTGTATTTCATAGCTTGCGAGATGAGAAACGTGCTGGTTGGATGCGTTGGACTACCCAAGGTAAGTTCCATTCTATCTGTGCTATTGATGAAGATTTGTTTGCTGTCTCTGTCAGAGACGCTGGCGATGGAACAGAGAAGCTAATCTTAGAGCAGTTTAATACATCTATGAAGATGGATTTTGCTTCTGACTTTACCGGCACTGCTGGTGTGTTTGATGTGTCTTCACACTTTGCAGATGGTGCAGTGGTGCATGTGGTAGATGGCACAGAATATTTGGGTACGTTTACCGTAGCTGGTGGTAACGCAGATGTTAGTGGTGTTAAACTTTCTACGTCTGCCCAGATTGGTTATCGCTTTATCCCTGAGATTAAAACCTTGCCTATTGATGGCGCGGTTCCGGGCGGGCCTCTAACTGGCAGACCTCGCAAAATAACAATGGTTACTTTGGATCTTGAGGGAACATTGAGTGTATCTGTCAATGGCACAGACATGCTTTTGCGAACAGTAAATCATACTGTTGGCAGTGGCATTGACCCTGTTAGCGGCAAGGAAGAATTTAGAGTGCTTGGGTATGACAAAGACCCCCGCGTTACAATCTCTCAATCTGCACCATTGCCTATTCAAATTAATGGTCTTGTAACCGAGGTGGCATTCTAATGAGTTTTGCAGTGTTTGGTCAGGTGTTAGGCCTGTTTGGATCAATGCAGCAGGCATCAGCGCAGCGCAGGCAAGCGGCTCGCGTTGCCGAGCAGCAGGAGTTTAATGCAAGGCTTGAACGCATTCGCGGTCAGCAAGAGCATAATGATCGCCTTGATGCTTTTGAAACCTATCGTTCAACAGCTAACTCTATCCGTGGCAAAACTAACCGTGACGCTAATGACCGTTCGTTTAACGCAAGGGTTAATGCAGGCAAGGATAAAAGCACTGAGCAAATCGACCGCGCCAGAGTGAACAGCATGTTTACTGAAAATCGTATGCGCTATCAGGCAGAGAACACCAGAAGCCAAGGTGCAATCAACGCCAACGCAACCATGATGGCTGGCATGACTAACTTTGCTATTGGAATGGACAAGATGGGGGATATTACATAATGGCTGAGATCCCAAAGTTTACCGGCAATCCTGTTTACAATGAGCCTATCGGCGTTGTTACACCTATGCGTGACACCTCTGGTGAAACGCTGGCTAACATTGGGCAGAAACTATTTGAGTATGACTACGCTAAGAAGTATGCCGCAGAAGAAACAAAGGGTACGCAGTTTGGAAAGACTGCTGCATTTGGCAAGGACAAAGATGGCAACGTAACGCCAGTAGAGATACCGGAAAACTTTTCTAAGGTTGCTCGGCAGAATGCTGTACCGGAAGCAGACAAGCGTTTTATCGAACGGCTTACATTGGACGCGCAAAAGCATGCATCTGTATTGCATGCGCAGCACGATCAGACCAAAGACTACAAAGCTTTTGGTGAAAAGTGGAAAGCCTATTCAGAAGAAACATTAAAGAGGCTTGGATCTGATCCATCACTAGCTAAGTATCAATCTGTTCTAGCGCAGGCAATGGATGCAGAAGGCTTTACGCATGGCAGCAAACTATATGCTGACAGGCTTGGCGTTGAGCATAAGGCTGCGTTTGTAAACCGTGTGCAGATCTTGGAATCAGCTATTGCTAATCAAAGGGCAATGGTTGGCTTGCAGTCTAAGGATTATGAAAGCGGCGATGTCGTTGGCGACGATGCTGATTATAACAGAAATAATATCCTTGAAATTATCGATGGCTTGGTTGAGGACTTTCCTACTCTTGCCGAACGCGAGATGATGCAGACACTAAAGGATGGTGTGAACCAAGGGCATTTCCTTGGCAAGCTGGATAATGTTGCATCTGCTTTGATCCAGAACATCGGTGATAATTACAATCCATATACGCAAGACATTCCCATTGGTAACATCATGCAGTCTGCTCAGACTGCTATTCGTACTGGCAATATGGATAACATTACTAACCCAGTACATCGCCGTATGTTAGAGGCTGTTGGTCTTAGTGAAGTGATTGCATCAGATGGCTTTGGTGATGTGCAAGACAAGCTTGCATCTTCATTCGACAGCGTAGAAAACAACATCGTTGCACAAACAAAGGCTAATAAAGATAGCTTGCTGCGCGGCGCATATAGCCGCATGGCTTCTAGTGGTGCGCCTTTGTCTGCTAATGCTGGCGATCACATCTTGAAGACAGGCAAGTACGCTATTGGTACACCGCAGGATTTGCTTAACAACCTTGGTGCAATTCTAACAGGTGATCGTAACGCTCCTGAGTATCAAGTGTTAATGGGCAATGGGCAGTTACCTAAGTCTGTTACTGATGCGCTAGCACCTGACATGATCGAAGGCTGGCTTGCGCAGAACAGCGACAACCCGATGGCTAGTGTTATGCTGCGCAACTTTGTAAAGCAGTCAACGCAGCGCATGCGTGGTGGGCGTTTAGTCTATAACAGTCGCGGTATTCCTGATGACACCATCATGTTCTTTGAGACATTGGATGCTGTTGCCAACACAACTTTGTTTAAAGACTTTAGCCCTGCTGATATTCTAGCTAAGAAAGCAGAGCGTGAGCGTGATTCATTAGCACAAGAAACTGTCAAAACTAGAATGGCACAGCATATGAGGGTAGAAGGCAAACAGCCAACTACGCTTGACTTTGTTCGTGATGCAACAGGCAGCACTGATGCCGCTGTAAACCTACACTTTGCTAGATACTCTGACGATCTTGTTTACACATTTGGTGCGGCAAGGGCAGCAGAAATAATTGCAAACTCTGTTGATAAAGTATTTCAGAAGTCTGACTATATGGCATTAGAAGGCGGTCAGCAAAGCTATACACGTTTTGCACCAGAGCAGCATTACAACCGTGATGGTGAGATGGACATTATTCTGGGTGCTGCTAACACAGCACTAAAGCAAAACAGCACAGGCAAAACTCTGAAGATGGGTAGCACTGCTTTCTTTGCGCCAACCACAGGCACAAGGCCAATCGATGGTGTGCCGACTAATCTTCCTAGCTACCGCATTGTAGATAGGAATAACAAAGTAATCCTTGATAACAACATGAAGCCTATTGTTGTTGGTCCACAAGCTATTCTTAATGCGCGTGGTGCAGTTACTCAAGAGCAAATCAAAGCAGAGTTAGAAGCAGCAAACGCATCAAGAGCAGCTTACCTAACTGGCACTAACCAGCTTGGGCAAGTAAAGCCACGCATAGCTGGTGGTAAGACTGCTTCTATCAAAAATGTAAGCAGATCAATTAACCAGCTATTAGATGCTCAACGCGAAAGAGCAAGGCAGTTAGCAGGGCAGAAGTAATGGATCATGGCGTTTCTGATTTCTTCATAACATTAGATAGCGGCTTTGCTGATGGCAGAGCCGTTGCTCCATCATGGACTGAAACATTCAAAGCATCCTTTACAGATCGCCTGCCTGTTGCTGGTCACTTTGAGGAGATGAGGCGGTTCAGTAATGTTGTGCGGGATGAAAGCTATGACGCTGTTGCCAATATTCCTGAGAGCCATCTTCCGTACTATGACGATCTGGTTCGTGCCAAGAACCAAGAGCATATGGACTTTCTTATTGGTGAGGTTGACCTTGCACTAGAGCGTGACCAGATCATGGCTGACGGTGCGCTAACAGCTAACATAGCTGGCGATATACCCAGCTTCTTGATCGGCTTCATTCCTGGTCTGAACGTGGTTGGTGGTGCATCTAAGCTTAATACAGCTATGAAGTTTGCTGCTGCTGGTTTTGTTGGTGGTGCTACATCAGAGATTATCAGAGAGCCGTTTCAAGTAGCTGATGCTGACTTTGAATCTACTCTTAACATTGCAGCCTCTACTGCATTGTCACCTGTGCTTGGCATGGGTTTGACCTACGCCAAGCCATTGATTAAATCCACAGTCAATAAGGTCATTCGTTCTGTAGATGGTGAGCAGTCATCTCACATATGGGGCAGTGATGGTAGCGTCAATGTCTCTACTGTAGAAGGCAGCGACAGCACACTTAAATTTTCCAATCCTTTAAGCAATGACTTGCAAAAGTTTCTTGCTGACCCTGCTATGCCAGAGGGCGCAAAGTCTTTAGCTATTCGTATGTCTAGTAATGCATCGATTGCGACTAAAGGTAACATGGAAGGCAAGGCAACACAGTCGTTAGCGCAGCGCATCCTGCCTTACTATGGTGTATTCAACTCTGTGCAGCGCAGCATGCGTGATCTGCATGCACAGGACATAGGCATAGGCGAGAAGGCTAGTTCTTTTGCCGGTGTGTTCTACCGTAATAACAAAGAGTATAATGCATGGCTTGCTGACACCATCACCAAGCATGTCAAAGTAAACTCTGGCAACCCTCGTATTGCTAGAGAAGCTGCTGCAACCATGACTGACAGTCAGAAGAATGCAGCCGTGTTGCTTGAGAAGTCATTCAAAGAGATTGGTGAGGATGCCACATTCTTTGGTGTGTTCCCCAAAAACGCAAAGCTAAAGGAACGCATCGATGCTGCAAACAAAAAGCTGGATGAGAAGACAACAAAGCTGGCCGAGCTTGAAGCCAAAATCAAAAGCCAGCCCAACGCAGGCGCAACCAAAAAGCAATTCAAACTGCTCACAGATCTCGACAGAGAAATCAACAAGATCAGAGATGACGTTGACGGACTTCAAGGATTAATCAATACGCCGCCTCGCAGAGACTTTGCGTTCCCAATCTATTACGACAAGAAGCTGCTGCTCTCAGATGAGGGGGCAAGAGAGCGTCTGACTGCAAAGTTTGATGAGTGGTACACCATCGAACGCAACAACAATCCTGATCCGAAATACACTGGTACAACCAGAGCAGATGCAGAGCGTACTGTTGCAAAGATTTTAGAAGAAGACGCTGATGAGTTTGAGAATCTATCGTTTGGTGGCGGCAGCACAAAACATCTAAAAGATCGCAAGACTAATATACCTGAGTGGATGGTAGAGGAGTTCATCATTAAAGATGAGGACGCTCTTTACAGCTACTTTGAACGCATGGGTAAGAAGATTGCATTCGCTGAAACCTATGGTGGCAGAACAATCGATGAAGTCATGGATGCGTTCGAGACTGAGTTGCGCAAAGGCAAACTTTCTGAAGATCAGATCCTAAGTGCCAAGGCCGCTATGGTTGGTGACTACGACAGAGTGATGGGCAACTTCGTCAAGCGTCCTGATCGCTGGGATAACCAGTTAGCTAAAGCAGTCAAGTCATGGACAGGCTGGACGTATCTTGGTGGTGCTGGTGTGTCTGCTATTACTGATGTTGGCAGTATTGTTCTTGCTCATGGCTATAAGGATGTAGCTAAAGCTGGTCGGGCTGCGCTAGATGACACAGGCTTTGTGGCTGGTGTATTCCGGCAGGCTAACCTTGCTGGTGAGTTGCTTGATATCTCTCGTAACGTGGCTGCAAGAGAAATCTTGTCTGATAACGTCAAGCGTATTCAGCCTAACATGCTGGAAAAAGCTACCGCTGTTGGTAACAAAGTCTATTACACAATGAATGGTTTGATGCCTGTGACTGTTACCGGCAAGCTGCTGGATCAAATGGTTGTGCAGAATAAATTCTTTAAGCTGTCTCAGAAATGGTCAAAGGGTACAATCAACGCTACTGATCGTGAGTATCTGGCTCGCTATGGTATCGATGAGGAGATGGCTAAGATCATTGCTGATGCTCCTGTCACCAAGCATCAGTCAGAAGACTTTGTGTTCTCTAACACAGATGCTTGGGCTAGAGACACACCGCAGCAACGTGCAGCGGTACGTCAGTATCAGGCAGCTATCGCATCACACTCTAACAACACCATCATCATGGCTACTACGTTCGACAAGCCGCGCATCATGGATGGTGTGATGTATATGAAAGACAACTCATACTTCCAACAGATGCGTAAAGTTTTTCCTAAGATGTACGCAATAGACAAGCGAGCATCTACTGGTTCGACTGCGCTTGTTCGCATGGACAGCCAGCTAATGACGCTGCCATTTACCTTTATGAACTTTGCCTTTGGTGCGAACAATAAGATTATCGGCTCAATTGCTGACCCAAGCAGAGCATACAGGTTGCAGGGCGTGTCTGCATTGCTCGGCATGTCTTACCTGTCTTTGATGTGGAAAGATCAGTCATGGTGGAAAGATGCAGATAGCGTTGAGACAATGGCAAGAGTGGTAGATCACTCAGGTATCTTGGGTGTGTACTCTGACATCGGTTATCGCGGTCTGGCTATGGCAGTCAACACTGGCATGATGCGCGAGAATGCATCTCCTATCCCACCTAAATGGATTAGCGGCACACCAAGCGAAAGACAGGGTGATGCTATTGCTGAAGTGTTAGGCGCACCCGCTGGATTGGGTATGGAATATTACCGTCTTTGGGATCGCTACCTTAAAGGTGACAGGGTGGGTGCTGCTAAAGACTTAGGCTACTCAATACCGTTCGTTGGACTGCCATTGTGGCGTGATGATGCAAGGGATTTCTTTAACGCAGGCCGCCGTTAATTGTGCGTGGCAAACTGCATTACTGCATGATAGAGGATTACTATGACAATTAACTTAAGCGATAATTCACCGCGAGTAATCTACACTGTGGCCGCTGGGCTTACACAGTCTAGCTTTACTGTGCCTTTTGATTTCTTTGAAGAAGGCAATGTTAATGTTTATGTCGATGGTGTTCTTAAAACGATCACGACAGATTACACTGTAAGCGGCGGCAGCGGCACAGGCGGCACAGTTGCAATGTTAGTCACCGGCATATCTGGTGGCAGTAGCGTTGTTCTTACACGCGATGTTGCTTTGGAAAGAACCACAGACTTCCCAACATCTGGCCCATTCGATGTGTCTAGCTTAAACAATGAGCTAGATAAAATTATTGCTGTTCAAGCAGATTTAAAAAGCAAAGTTGATCGCTCAATCCAAGCATCTGACTTTGATGAAGACGCATCTATTATATTGCCAAGCAGAGATAATAGAAAAGGCAAGATGCTAGCCTTTAATGCTTCAACAGGTGATGTTGAAGTAGCGGCTACCGTGTCTGGTGTCACAGCACTTTCCGCTGTTACAAACGATATAGAGACTCTTGCCGACATTGAAGATGGAACTGTTGCAACAGATGCTATATCAAATCTTGCAACGATAACTTCACAAGTAAGTGCTGTTGCTTCAAATCTTTCTTCTGTTAGTAGCGTCGGTTCTAACATTCTTCATGTAGCAAATGTTAGCAACAACATGTCTGCTGTTAATGCGGCTGTAACTAATGCAGCATCAGCAAACGCTGCTCTTGCAACATTCCAATCTGCATTTGTTTCTGGAGCAACTGCCCCAGCAAATCCTACTGACGGTGATCTTTGGTATGATACAGCCAATACTCAACTTCGTGTTTATGTTGCGTCAACATCCCAGTGGGAAGTTGCTGGCAGTTTCTTAAATGCGTTAACAAGCACCCACTTGTTTACTGCAACGGCAGGACAAACAACATTTACTACTGACGATAATGGTAATGCGCTTTCTATCTACACAAATGGAAATACATTTGTTTATAAGAATGGTGTTCGCCTAACCATTGGCACCTCGTCTACTAATGATTATTACATTAGCGGCAATGTTATCTATCTAAACGCAGGTGCAAACCTTAATGATGTGCTTTTGGTTGAAGTGTTTACCAAATTCACTTCTGTGCAAGAGGCATCGCTAGATCAAAAAGTAACGGATGCTTCTACATCAGCGACTAACGCTGCTGCATCGGCATCTGCTGCTGCAACATCTCTTTCTAATATTGGCTCATCAGAAACAAATGCGGCTTCATCTGCTACGGCTGCTGCGGCATCTGCTTCGTCTGCATCAAGTGATGCTGCATCAACAGCCGCTGATGTTGTCTCAACAGCCGCTGATGTTGTGTCTTCTTCTGCATCTCAATCAGCTGCGGCTACATCAGAATCAAATGCTGCATCTTCGGCTTCGGCTGCATCTGCCTCACAAAGCGCGGCAAGCACATCTCAAGCAAATGCTTCTACTTCAGAGACAAATGCTGCCGCTTCTGCTGCGGCTGCTTTAGTAAGCGAAAATGCTGCTGCCACTTCTGAATCAAATGCTGCGACCTCAGAAACAAATGCGGCAGCAAGCGCAACTGCCTCTGCGGCAAGCGCAACAAACTCGTCTGCATCATCTACGTCAGCCGCAAGCGCACAGGCTGCTGCTGAAAGCGCAAGAGATTCTGCTCTTGCAGCGTTCGATTCATTTGATGATAGGTATCTTGGGGTTTTTGCCTCAAACCCGACAACAGACAATGATGGTGATGCGCTTGTTGCTGGTAGTTTATACTTCAATTCCTCATCATCAGCCATGCAGGTTTACACTGGGTCAGGCTGGACAGCCGCATATGTATCAGGCACTGGCTTTGCATCTTTATCAGGTGCATCCTTTACTGGCGACATTACGGTACCAAACATAACACTAACTGGTACGATTGACGGCAGAGATCCATCGGCTGACGGTACAAAGCTTGATGGCATTGAAGCTGGTGCGACTGGAGATCAGACTGCATCAGAGATCATGACAGCAATTCAGACTGTTGATGGAGCATCATCCGGTCTCGATGCTGATTTGTTAGATGCGCAACAGGGAAGTTATTATTTAGATTATAATAACTTTACAAACAGACCCGCAATCCCGACTAACAATAACCAGCTTACTAATGGTGCTGGTTATATTACGTCAGTTCCTGCTCAATCCTTTGCTTCTTTAACTGGCAAGCCAACAACAATAAGTGGGTATGGAATTACAGATGCATTTAATGGTGCGTATGGTTCTTTAACTGGCTTGCCAACAATACCAACAAACAACAATCAGCTATCTAACGGCGCAGGGTACGTCACATCTTCTGGCGTTACCTCGGTTGCCACCGGTGCTGGATTAGTCGGCACGATTACATCTTCTGGTACGATCGAAGTTTCTAGTAGCTGCATGCCAAATACCAATCAACATTTTGGCAACAATAGTGGCGAATACAGTTACTACGATAACAGTAATGCGATGATTCGCATGTATGTTAACAGTGCCGAACAATTTCGCATTGAAGGAAATGGCAATGTACACGCTGATGGCGATATCGTTGCTTTTACAACCAGTTTTTCAGATAGCCGTTTGAAGACTGACATCGCTAAAATTGATAATGCGCTAGACAAGGTTGAGCAACTCAATGGATACACCTTTACCTACACAACTGATGATAGAAAATCTGCTGGTGTCATTGCTCAAGAGGTAGAAAAGGTACTGCCAAGCGCGGTTTCTGAAAAGGAAATGCCTCTAAAGATTGACGATGGCGTTGCCTACAAAACAGTAGAATACGATCAGTTAGTAGGCTTGCTAATTGAGGCAGTAAACGAATTATCAAATCGTGTAAAAGAGTTGGAGGCTGACAATGGCAACAACTAAAGCAATGGTATTATCTGATCTTCTTGATGGCAACGGCGACGTTGTTGCATCAGCACTTGATAATGCATCTTCCTTGTTTGGTCTGCCTAGTGGCTGGACAATCGGCGCAAGTGGCACTGATATGATCTTCTCATACAGTGGTACTGCAAAGTTTAAAATTGCAACTAATGGATCTGTTACAGCGATTGATGATGTTACAGCCTTTGGGAGCATTTAGATATGGCGATAGTTAGCAGTGGTCAGATAAATTTAAGCTATCTTGTTGCTGAGTTTGGCGGCAGTGCGCCTCATGCATTAAGCGAGTATTATCGCAATGGCGATCTTGTTCCTTCAAATAATACAAACATACCAACAAGCGGTCAGATTCAACTTTCTCATGCATATGGCGCAGTAAACGAGATTGGCGTAACGCAGGGTAATGCCACAAATATAAATCTTTCTACTGTTTTTGGCGGCAACTGGTCTAGTGCTGTTCCTAAACGTCTTACTATCAATTCTGGAACTACCATAGGTGGATCAGGTGCTGCGGCAATTACTATTCCTTCGGGAATGGGTGGTACGCTCATCATTGATAACGCTGGTAGCATAATTGGTGAAGGCGGTGGATATAACGGTGGCGGAGGTGGCACTGCTATCAACAATGCAACGTCTGGTGTAACTATTAACAACACTGGCTTTCTTGCTGGCGGCGGCGGAGGTGGCGGTATTGGCGGGACCGGTGGTACTGGCGGTAACGGAAGCTTTAGTACTTACACAAGACAGCCACCAGCCAATTACTATTACGATAACGCAAGTTATTATAATCAAGGCGCAACGCACTGGCGCACTGGTTCTGACACACCTTTCAGAATCTATTGGTTTGCTGGAACAAGCAGTCAAGCAACTTATAATGGTTCTTATAATCAAGTGCCGAATAGCCAAACAACATTTACCTTTGGTGGATGGACTTACATAAGGACTAACCTTGTCTACAGTAGCAACGAGTATAACATCCAACAATATACTATTGCTAGAGAACAAACCACGACCTCAAGCACAACTGGTGGTTCTGGTGGCGGCGGCGGTAACGGCGGGTATGGTCAAGGTTACAATCAGGTAAACACAAATGGTTCTGGTGGTGCTGGTGGCTCTGCTGGTGGCACTAATGCTGGCACAGGCGGCACAGGTGGCACAGGTGGCACAGGCGGCAGCTACGGTTCTGCTGGTGGAACAGGCGCAACTGGAAACACAGGTGCTAATGGCAATGCTAGCAGCGGTTCTGGCGGCAGTAGCGGTGCATCAGGTGGTGGCGCAGGAGCAGCCGTATTAGGCACATCAGTAACAATGAACAACTCAGGCACACTTTATGGAGCAGTCGCATGACACAGTATAATATTGAAAAGATTGAAGGCGGCATTGCAACTGTACGTTATGCCGATGATAGCTGGGCAAACCTTGTCCTTTCAGCAGACATGACACAGGAAGACCTTGATGATTTGGCATTACAGTTTGCACCAAAGACTGGCGTTGCACCTGACTTCGCAACAGTTGGTTTCACTAGCACAGCCTCGGCTAAACCTGAACCTATCGTTGAAGAAGACGTCTATGTTCAACCTTTATGGCTCCGTAACAGAGAGATGGCTTACGGTACATTAGAGATGCAGCTTGAGTATATCACAGAAAACGGTTTAGAAGCTTGGCAAACAAAAGTTGCTGAGATCAAAGCTGCTAATCCAAAGACATAACATGAATGGATCCAGTCACCGGAATCGCGCTTGCTAGTACCGCATACAAAGCTATTTGCTCTGCCTTTCAACATGGGCGTGAGATTGAGCAGATGGCGGGCGATCTCGGAAGGTGGATGCAAGGCATCAATGCTGTCAAGGAAGGCCACTCTAAGGCAAAAGGCAGACGCATTGGATCGGTAGAAGAAGAAGCATTAGAAACATTTGCAGCTTTAAAGAAGGCACAGCAAATGGAAAACGAGCTTCGTAACTTTATCACTGGTCAGTACGGCATGAATGCTTGGCAGCAAATTATAAAGATACAAGCAGAGATTAGAGTTAAGAAGAAACAGGAGCTGATTGAGGCAGCTAGGCGGCAAGAAGAAATCTTTGAATACATTCTTATTGGCGCGTCTGTGTTCGTAGTTGCCCTCGTAATAATGTGCGTTTTCTATTATGCATTAATGCAGTAGGTTTAGCCCATGGATCAGAAAGATATACTTGATAGTGCAGCAATATTCGCAACGGTGGGTTCAATGACAGACATTCTGCCTCCGGTTGCTGCTATCTTTACTATCGTGTGGACTGCGCTGCGCATCTACGAAATGGATACAGTGCAACGCTGGTTTAAGAAATGTTCAAAGCGTTAGTCATGGCATGCCTTGTTAGCAACTTAGATCAATGCATTGAATTTGAAAACGCACGCCACCCCCTTACAACATATGAATCTTGCAAAGCACGCGCCATGGAAATGGCTAACGATATAAACCGAATGACACAGTACAAAGCAATCGCTTGGAAGTGTTCTCCAATGAAGCAAGGTACATTGACATGATTGCTATCATTAATGCTGTTGCCTCTCTTGCTGGCACATGGATGGAAGGCAAGGTCGAGACACAGAAGGCCAAGGTCGAGGTAGCCAAGCGCGTTGCTGCTGGCGAACAGGAGTGGAACCAGACAATGGCATCCGCTTCTGCATCATCTTGGAAAGATGAGTGGCTTACAATTTTGGTAAGCATCCCCCTTATATTAGCATTCACAGGGCATGAGGACATCGTGCAGCGCGGCTTCGATGCGTTGCAGTCAATGCCTGACTTCTACAAGACAGCCGTTGGTGTTG